ATGCCAACCTTTGATGATGTTTTAGAGTGTGTTAAAAAAACTAACCCCAGAATAGTCATTCAACTCTCTGATGAGTTTTGGTATGAAGACCTTCAGATTCATAATACTATTGCGGATCATTGTGAGTTATTTTTAAGAAAACAACATCACAAAAACTATCAGTATAGAATTAATACTGTAAATATACCTCTTGGGTATAGTAGTGGATATTATGTCCCCAAAGTAGTTCCAAAAATTTCCGAAAGGAAATTAAATTGGTCTTATGTTGGTGATATGAATAAGTCTGACAGGAAAGAACTCTATAACAATTTTACAAGAATACCAGAATATAAATGTGAGAATGGTATTTCAGCAGAGAGGATGTCTAAAATATATTCGGACACAATTTTTGCTCCTTGTGGTAGAGGGAATTCTTCTTTAAATTGTATGAGGTTATATGAGTCTTCTATGGTTGGTGCTATTCCTATTGTAGTTGGTGGTAAAGAAGAAATAAAAGACACCTTTGTTTTTGAAGAAAACCCACCTTGGTTGTTTTTTAATTCTTGGCAAGAAGCAGAAAATAAATGCCAAGAACTTTTGAATGATAAGATTGAACTTCAGAAAATACAAGACAATATTTTGTATTGGTGGAACAACAGAATTCAAAAAGTCAAAAATAGTGTTAATAATATTTTAAATGCTAAAGATAAATTAGACTTTATACCAAGTATCAATTGTATTAGTTTGTTAGAATCGCATGATAGAAGAGATAAATTTGTTAGTCAATTTGAAAAATATAATGTTGAAGACAAAATAAACTTTTATATTTCAGAAAGATTTGGCGAAGTAAATGAAATTTTATTATTTGAAGATGGATTTGAAGATAAATGTTGCGATGGAAATAAATCTATTTTTGTATCTCATTTAAAAAATATTAAGAGATGGTATGAAAATAGTGATGAAGAATATGCTCTATTTTGTGAGGATGATTTATCAATAGATACTGTTGAAAATTGGAATTTTTCTTGGTCAGAATTAGTCAATAATTTACCGAATGATTGGGAGTGTGTCCAATTAACTTGCACAGGAGAACTTTTCAATTCTAATTTCATTAAATTGCATTTAAGAAAATGGTATTTGTGGGGTCTTCAATCAATTTTAATTAAAAGATCTTACGCAAAAAAATTACTAGATGCTTATTATTTCGAAGATAAAATCTCAATGATTAACAAAAAAAATGATAGATTTTATTATAATTTTGGATATGGAGTTGTCTGGCCAGACTTTCATAAATATCCATACGCAGAAAATTTAATTTTAAATGGACATGGGAAAGTGTATTCCTTTCCAGTTTTTAGTGAAAATACAGATTTTGATGCAACATTCTTTATAAATGGGGGTAAAAATTTATACGATTCAAAACAAAAACCTGGACATGATATATCAAGAAATATTTCGATTGAATGGTGGGAAAAAAATGGACTTACAAAAAATATAAAGGATTTGACAAAGATGATTAAAATTATTGATTATTTCTCATATTTTGACGAAACTGGAAGAGAACTTTTAGACTTGCGAATTAATTTACTAAAAGATTATGTGGATCAATTTGTTATAGTAGAATCCAATAGAACTCATAGTGGCGCTTTAACAAAACCCGGATTGAGAGATGCAATAGAAAAATATAATCTACCAAAAGAAAAAATAAGAATAATTGATCTAATAATCCCCAATGAAGATGATTTAATTGTAGAAGAAATTGATTACAAAAATTGTTATGAGGATAATGCTTCTGATAGAGAATGTCTTTTAGCTAGAGTTAGAGAAAGACTTCAAAAAGATGCATTTATGTCAATATTAAACGATTATGATGATGATTGTATGATCATTCATAGTGATAGTGATGAAATAATAAATCCATACTATATTAATAGTATTAAAAATGTTTTGAATAATAACCCAAATGGGTATGTAAAAATTGACCTTGCATATTTACAAGCAAGAGCCGATTTAAGGACTTATGATAATAATAATAATCCAGTTCCGTGGGGTTGCTTTGCATCAAATGCATCTCTGTTTAAGAGAACAACTCCATTGAGAATTAGATCTGATAAAGAAGTTCCAGAAGATTTCTATCTTCTTTATATGGTAGATGATAACGGACAGCAAATTGAACATTTGGGGTGGCATTTTTCATGGATGGGTAATATTCAAACCAAAAAAATAAAAGCAAAATCATTTGCCCATTATAACGATAGTCTTTCATTCTTAAAAAATGCAAAATATGAAAATGAAATTATAAAAGATGATTATTTTGAAGGTTCTATTCCCCCATCAGGAAATGTAAATCATATTTTGAAAAAATATCCTCTCGACAAGTTGCCGAAAATAATTTTCGAAAACAAAAGAATGGAAGAATTTTTATTACCCAAACAGATTCAAAAAGAAAATGATATTAATTTTTCGGTAAACAAAGAACCAAAAACATCTATTATTGTGTGCGAAAATTTTTATGAAGACCCAGATGCCATAAGAAACTATGCGCTATCTTTAGATTTTGAAGAAAGTGATTATCATAGAGGAAGAAGAACACCACAGCAACATGTATTTCCAGGAATTAAAGAAAAATTTGAAGAATTGTTGGGGAAAAAAATAATTAGATGGACAGAAACTTATGGAATGTGCGGAAGATTTCAATATTGCACTGCAGAAGATGCTATAGTTTACCATGGAGATTCGCAACAATGGGCTGCAGTAGTCTATCTAACTCCAGATGCACCTTATGAAACAGGAACTTCTTTACTAGTACATAAAAAAACTGGAACTAGGCATTGTAGCGATGAAAGGATATGGGATGCATGGAAAGATACTGCACCGACTGGATTGTATTTAGATGGAACTCCATGGGACGATATTGATAAAATTGGAAATGTTTATAACAGATTAATAATTTGGGATGGTCATTGCCCACATGCAGCATCAAAATATTTTGGATTTACAAAAGAAACTTCTAGACTTTTTCATATTTTCTTTTTTGATACTGATGACACTCCCTCTTGGGTAAACTAATTATAAATATAAGTAAATGCCAAATTTCTTTGTGTAAAATGAAAGAAGAAAGATTCTGTCCACTCTGCAACAAAAAAGAAAAAAGATCTGAATGTTCTTATGGTGGGAAAGTTTGGGACATCGTAACTAGCGATGAAAAGACTCCAGCAGAAGTTGATGGTGTGGCAGAATCCTATGTTTCTCTCAGTGATAAATTTATTATGGAAAACAAAGATCTTAGATCTTTGAATTGGAAAGATTCGTTTAAACCAACAGAATATGAGTTTATCGATCTGATTAAACCTGAACCAATTATTTCTGAGGAGTGCTGTTCAAAATGCGGCAAAAATCCTTGCGAGTGTGAATTGAAGAAACCTCGTGGCGGAAGTGCTGCAAAACCAGGACCAGACAAAAATTATGTAAAGCCAATGGGCGAAAGTATTGAGGAGGCAACTAGACTTCCAGCAAAAACTGGAAACATTATCTTTGCAATGGTTTCTTGGAGAGGGAGGGTTTATTCCCTTCAAATGTTCTTCCCATCAGGAAAGCGCCCATCTAGACAAGAAGTTCAAGATCAGGTAAGAAAGGTATATCCAGATTCTAGACTTACTTATTTTAATGTAAGAGATTATGAGCCTGGTCAACCACTTCTTCAAGTAGAAGAGGCAAAGGTTGATAAAGATAAAATGAAGTGCAACAAACCAAAAGCACAAGCAGTTGGAGATTCTCTCACGGGAAAGTCACACGTAGTAAAGGCGTGTAGTGGAGGAGAGGAAAAGATCATTCGTTTTGGGCAAAGAGGTGTAAAAGGTTCACCTAAAAAAGAAGGTGAATCTGAAGGATATGCAGCTCGTAGAAAGGCATTCAAAGATCGTCACGCAAAGAATATTTCTAAAGGCAAAATGTCTGCAGCATATTGGGCAAACAAAGTTAAGTGGTAAAGATGAAAAGTTTTAAGCAGTTCTTATCGGAATCAGTAACTATTTCTGGAGACTTTAACGGAAATCTTTACATCAACTCTCAACCAGAACAACAACAGGTTGGGGAAAGTTATGTTGCAGATGTAATGTGGCAAGGAAGTTTATATCGACTTGAGATGGTAACCAAATCTGGTTTGCCATCAAAGCAAGAGCTTGGAGAACAACTCCAAGGTGAATATCCTGGAGTTGTTGTGCATCAAATTTATCCGGCACAGGAAAAGAATTTTAATATCAAAAATGCAAAAAGGTATCACCCATCAAAATTAGAGTGGATTGATTGATTATGGCACAATGGAATAAAAATATACAAGATTATTTAAATGATGGAAGAACTTTATTTGAAGTTCATATGAGAGCGGATAGATTTGGAAATATCTGCGATTGTGATTCTTCTTCGTCTTCTTCTAGTAGTTCTACTTCATTTGCAACAGATTTATTTGGAAGATTAAAGATATCTAACCCAGTTACTTTATTTGATTCTTCCCACATTTATAATCAAAATGGAGATTTTGATGATGTCCTTATTGGTACTGGGTCTACTGTTGGGATTATAACTGACCAGAGTTCTGCAACATTAGGAATAGGAACTGATTCAAATTGCAGCATAGTTCGTCAAAGTAAAAGAGCGTTTTCATATCAACCAGGAAAATCTCTACAAGTTCTTCAAACATTTGTATTAAGTGAACCGAAAGAAAACCTCACACAAGTTGTTGGATACGGTTCATCCGAAAATGGAATATTTTTAGAACAAGTTGGTTCTCAGATTAATATTATAAAAAGAACATCAATATCTGGAATATCAACAACAATCAGAATTCCACAATCACAATGGAATGCTGATAGATTAGACGGAACTGGGATTAGTACTGACAACCCAAGTGGCGTTAGTTTAGATCTAACAAAGGCTCAGATTCTTTTTACTGAATATGAATGGTTGGGTGTTGGTTCAGTAAAAGTTGGATTTGCTATTGATGGCAATTTTATTACGGCACATCAGTTTAATCATGCAAATAAAATTGATAGTGTGTATATGAGAACTGCGACTCTTCCAATAAGGTATGAAATTTTTAATACTGGCATCACAACTTCACCTTCAACAATGAAGCAGATTTGTGCAACGGTAATGTCTAATGGCGGATATGAAAAGAAAAAAGCAGAAACTATTGCCAGAAGGTCTGCGGGAACTGAAGTTGGGACATCATTTGAACCTTTAGTCTCTATTAGACTTAAGCAAGGAAGAGAGTTTTCTGTTGTGATACCTCAACAGTTTTTAGCATTTCCATTAAACAATAATGCTGCTTATGAAGTTGCATTGATTAAAAATCCAACACTAACTGGAGCAGCATTCACAAATATTCCAAATAGCACTTCGGAAAATGTTGAATATGATCAAACTGCATCTACACTTTCTGGAGGAGAAATTGTAAACTTGAGATATGTTTATGGTTCAAATCAAGCAGGTGGAATTGTTACTGTTGAACAAGATTACAACTGGGATTTGCAATTAGGTTCTACACAATCCGGTGTTAGTGACATATATACTGTGGCAGCAAGAACAATAACTGGAGCAGCAGATATTATTGGTGCACTAGGTTTTTACGATTTAACATAATAGAAATATGAGTGATGTATATCTTGGTAATCCACTATTAAAAAAAGCAAATACTCCTATTGAGTTTTCTCAGGAGCAGGTTTTAGAATTCATTAAATGTAAAGAAGATCCCGTATATTTTGCAAATAGTTATATTAAAATTGTTTCTCTTGATGAAGGTTTGACGCAGTTTAAACCTTACGATTTTCAAGAGAAGTTAATTAATAGATTTCATGAAAATAGATTTAATATTTGTAAGATGCCTAGACAGACTGGAAAGTCTACAACTGTGGTATCTTATCTTCTTCATTATCTCATTTTCAATGATAGCGTCAACATTGGCATTCTGGCAAACAAAGCAGCAACCGCAAGAGAATTATTACAGAGACTTGCAACTGCTTATGAAAACTTACCTAAATGGATGCAGCAGGGTATAATATCCTGGAATAAAGGTTCTATCGAGTTGGAAAATGGCAGTAAGATATTGGCAGCTTCTACATCTGCGAGTGCTGTCCGAGGCATGTCGTTCAATATCCTCTTTCTCGACGAGTTCGCGTTCGTCCCTAATCACATCGCTGACTCCTTCTTTGCATCTGTTTATCCTACTATTACTTCTGGCAAAAGCACAAAAGTCATAATGGTTTCTACCCCTCACGGGATGAATCATTTTTATAGGTATTGGAATGATGCCGAGAAAGGAAAAAATGAATATATTCCTACAGATGTTCATTGGTCCGAAGTTCCTGGTAGAGATGCTGCTTGGAAAGCACAAACTATTGCCAATACTTCAGAGGCACAATTTAAAGTTGAGTTTGAGTGTGAGTTCTTAGGATCTGTAGATACTTTGATTGCACCATCAAAGTTGAAATCTTTTATCTATGAAAATCCTATAGTTAGGAATGCGGGATTGGATATTTATGAGAACTCAAAAGAAAAGCACGATTATCTAATTACTGTTGACGTTGCAAGAGGAGTGAGTGAAGATTACTCTGCTTTTGTTGTGTTTGATATTACAGAGTTTCCTCATAGGGTCGTTGCCAAATATAGGAACAACGAAATAAAACCTATGATGTATCCTAACATTATATACGAAGTTGCCAAAAATTACAATAGCGCATATATTCTTTGCGAAGTAAATGATATTGGAGATCAAGTAGCATCTTTACTTCACTACGATCTTGAGTACCAAAACATTTTAATGTGCTCAATGCGAGGTAGAGCAGGACAAGTTGTTGGGCAAGGATTTTCCGGAAAGAAAACTCAAATGGGAGTTAAGATGTCCAAAACTGTTAAAAAGATTGGAGCACTTAATCTCAAAACAATTATAGAAGAAGATAAACTCATTTTCAATGATTATGAGATTATATCCGAATTGACAACTTTCGTCTCAAAGCATAATTCATTTGAAGCAGAAGATGGATGCAATGATGACCTTGCAATGTGTCTAGTAATCTATGCTTGGTTAGTTGCACAAGATTATTTCAAAGAACTGACAGATCAAGATATTAGAAAAAGATTATATGAAGAACAAAAAAATCAAATAGAACAGGATATGGCACCATTTGGGTTTGTAAGTGACGGAATAAATGACGAAGGTTCATTTGTTGATAATAATGGTGATAGATGGTTTACTGACGAATATGGAGATATGTCTTATATGTGGGATTATCAGTAATGGAAATAGATGACGATTTTGATGGTCAAATAAAATTAGGACATCTATTATTGAATGATAGAAAGTGTAGATCTTGTGGCAAAATTAAAAACTTACTTGCAAATTTTTATAGAACTAGAAAAAATAGAGGATTAATTCCTTCTTCATATTCTTATGAATGTAAAGAGTGCACTATAAAAAGAATTTTAACGAATAGAAAAAAATTAAATAATAGTTGGGAATATCCAGACTGGTAATATTTTGTTCATTGACTGTTTCCCCACTGAAAATCTTATTTTTCCTAAATATTTTTTAGATAAACTGAGATTCAGGAGAAATTTAAATGGCGACTCCTCAATTATCTCCCGGTGTACTGATCAGGGAGGTTGACCTAACTGTAGGAAGAGCTGATAATGTTTTAGATAACATTGGTGCTATTGCGGGACCTTTCCCACTTGGCCCAGTTGAGGAACCAATTGATATTACCACAGAACAAGATTTAATCAACGTTTTTGGTAAGCCTCTTTCAACGGATTCCCAATACGAGTATTGGATGAGTGCATCATCATACCTCACATATGGAGGTATTCTCAAAGTTGTAAGAGCAGACGGAAGCAACTTAGCAAATGCTAATGTTCTAACAGTAGGAACAGGAAGCACTGCTGGTCTAAAAATCAAAAACTTTGATAGCTACGAATTAAACCTATCAGATAAAGATACTGTAAATTGGTTATTTGCATCAAAGAATCCAGGTTCTTGGGCAAATGGTGTTAAAGTTGCTATTATTGACGATAAGGCAGACCAAACAATCTCAGGAATTAGTACTGGAACATTTACATTTACTGTAGGTGTAACAACAACTGGAACATATACTGCTAATCCATTAGAAGTTGGAGTTAGCACCACCGCAGGTATTCAACTTGGTGATGAAGTAAGAGGTAATGAAGTTTCAGTAGGAACAACTGTTGTTGGCATTTCTACAGGTCTTATCACCTTATCACAAGCATCAACTGGAACAAATGGTTTCGTTGAATCACTTGAATTTGGAGATACTGTAGCATCTGGAAATGTTCAAGTAGGATTTGCAGTAACTGCACCATTATCCAATATCACAACTGTTGGTGCTGGTTCGACTTCATCTTTCAGTGGATACCTGAAAGCAATTGTTACTGGAGTCGGAGAAGATTCTGTTGATGTTAAGATTATTTCTCGCGTAAGTTCTACAGGAACAGAAACAACAGTTGATTATGCAGAGGGAGTTCCTGGAAATTCATTCCAAGCAGGAAATTCAATTTCCTATGTAAATAACTCAGGAGCTTCTGTTGCAACAACATCAATCCCAGCAAGTGGTGTTGTTGATTGGTATGAACAGCAAAAGATTTCTCTAACAAATGGCGGAGATATCTTCTGGAAGTCACTGGCACCAAAGCCAGGAACAACACAGTATGCTGCAGATAGAAATGGTAAGAGTGATGAAATTCACATTGTAGCTTTCGATGATCTAGGAACAATCACCGGAATCAAAGGAAATCTTCTTGAAAAGCATATTGGTCTTTCTAAGGCAACTGATGCAGTAAGTGCATCCAATTCACCAACAAAGATTTTCTGGAAGAATTATGTTGGTCAACTATCACCAAACCTTTATGTTGGCGACAATCCTTCCGATGCAGGTAATAGTGCTGTAGTTTATCAAACTGGTTTCTCCAGTGGATTTACCTTAAATACAAATGCTCAAGGTCTCTGGAACCTTGAAGCACAGGATAGAGTATTTAGTGCAATTGGTAATCAACTTTATACATTGGGTGGTGGTGTTGATTATAGCACTTCAGGTGGAATGAAGGCAGACTTAAGCAAGATTATTTCGGCATACGATTTATTCTCAAATAAAGATGAAGTTGCAGTTGACTTTATTCTTCAAGGACCTAGCGGTGGTGATGACATCTATGAATCACAAGCAAAGGCAGCTAAACTGATTTCTATTGCAAATCAGAGAAGAGATTGTATTGCTGTTATTTCACCACATAGACAAGGTGTTGTAGATCAAACAAACACTGAAGCACAAACTAATAATATTATTGAGTTCTTCAGTGGTGTTAATAGTTCACTGCCTTCCTCTTCATATGCAGTATTTGATAGTGGATATAAGTATACTTACGATAGATTCAATAACAAATTCCGTTATCTTCCATGCAACCCAGATATTGCTGGATTAATGGTTAGAACTTCTATCAATGCATATCCTTGGTTCTCACCTGCTGGTCAGCAAAGAGGAATTCTTAATAATGCAGTTAAACTTGCATACAATCCAAGCAGAGCACAAAGAGATCGCCTGTATCCACAAAGAGTTAATGCAATCATTAACCAACCTGGTGTAGGAATTCTACTCTTTGGCGATAAGACTGCATTAGGTTATGCATCAGCGTTTGATAGAATCAACGTTCGTCGCTTGTTCCTTACCGTTGAGCAAGCACTTGAGAGAAGTGCAAATGCACAACTGTTCGAACTCAACGATGAATTAACGAGAGCAAACTTCGTTAACATTGTTGAACCATATCTACGTGATGTCCAAGCTAAGAGAGGTGTTTATGACTTCCTCGTAGTTTGCGATGCTACAAACAATACTCCTGACGTTATTGATAATAGCGAGTTTAGAGCAGACATTTATCTGAAGCCAACCAAATCCATTAACTATGTAACTCTTACCTTTGTTGCAACCCGCACAGGTGTAAGTTTTGAAGAAGTTGCTGGCAGAGTTTGATTAGATAAATTAATTACAGAAGGAGGACTCAAAAATGGCTACGTACAGAACTATTACAGGATTTAAAGCCGCCCTTTCCGGGGGCGGTGCAAGACCTAACCTATTTGAAGTAAGCATCCCCAACTTCCCTGTTGGTGGTTGGGATGATATTGAATTCAACTTTATGTGTAAGGCAGCAGCACTGCCTGCTTCAAATATGGCTCCAATCGAAGTTCCTTTTAGAGGAAGAATCTTTAAGGTTGCTGGAGACAGAACATTTGATACTTGGACCGTTACTGTTATCAATGACGAAGATTTCATCTTAAGAAGTGCATTTGAAAGATGGATGAACCTGATGAGCAAACTTGATAACAACACTGGTGCAACCAATCCAGCGGCTTACATGGTAAATGCCAATGTAAGTCAACTTGGAAGAGGTGCTTCTCGTGGAAGATTCTCAAATGACAATGATCCATCGGTAGATGTAGTTGCTGGTGGTGGCACTGTTCCATTGAGAACATATCAATTTATTGATATTTTCCCAACTAACGTATCTGCTATTGACCTTTCATATGAAAGTTCAGATACTATTGAGGAGTATACAGTTGAATTCCAAGTTCAATACTGGACTGCTGGAGCTGTTACTGATCAAACTGGCGATCTTATTGAGTGATAAATAATAAAGATAAGATCTTTAATTTTTAATTATGGCAAAACTTTTTGGTTTTTCTATCGATGATAGTAAGCCAGAATCAAAAACAACACTATCCCCCGTTCCCACTAATAGTGAGGACGGGGTTGACCATTATTTGAGTTCTGGTTTTTTTGGTACGACTATAGATATTGAAGGTGTCTATAGGACTGAATCAGAACTAATTAGAAAAT